TCAGTTGCCCTCCCCACGCACGCCGCCCCGCTGGCGGAGGAAGTTGGCCAGCAACTCGTGGCCCTGCTCGGTGAGGATCGACTCGGGATGGAATTGCACGCCCTCGACGTTCAGGGTCTTGTGCCGCACGCCCATGATCTCGTCGACCGAACCGTCGTCGAGCTGGGTCCAGGCGGTGATCTCCAGGCACTCCGGCAGGCTCTCTCGCTTCACCACCAGCGAGTGGTAGCGGGTCACCGTCAGGGGATTGGCCAGGCCGGCGAACACGCCGAGGTCCTTGTGGTGGATCGGGCTGGTCTTGCCGTGCATCACCTGGCGCGCCCGCACCACTTCGCCACCGAAGGCCTGGCCGATGCTCTGGTGGCCAAGGCAGACGCCGAGCAGCGGCAGCCTGCCGGCGAAACGCTCGATCACGGCCAGCGAGACGCCGGCCTCGTTGGGGGTGCAGGGACCGGGGGAAAGGACGATGCGCTCGGGCGCCAGGGCCTCGATCTGTTCCACGCTCAGTTCGTCGTTGCGCACCACCTTGACCTCGGCCTTGAGTTCGCCGAAGTACTGCACCAGGTTGTAGGTGAAGGAGTCGTAGTTATCGATCATCAGCAGCATGCTGGCTGTAACCTCTTGATTTCATTCTTATGCGAATCGCATCACCCGGCTTTCGCCACACCCGTTTCCCGGCGCGCACGCGCAGGAAGGGAGAGTGGATCGTCGGCATTATGCCTGTGGAAAACGGGGGACGCAGGGAGACGTGACCGGCCAGGCCGGCGAAGAAGAAGTCAGGCGCGCCAGCGCCAACGGGCGAATGCCTTGATGAGGGAGGTGATGATGCTGCTGAGGTGGATCACGATAGCGGTCTCACGAAGCCATGTTGGGGAACATAGCCCAGTGGGGAGGATGGGTGCAACAGCGGGATGTCGGAAGAAAGGGCCGGCTCTTGGCGAGCCGGCCGCAAGACCTCAGCGACAGGCCCGCAGCGCCGCCTGCAACTCGAGTTCGTAGCCCTGGCGCTGGCGGCGTTCGGCGAGCAGCGCGCGGACCTTGGTCTGCAGCGAATCGCCGGCCTTCAGCGTGGCGCCGGCCCAGCTCGGCGGACGCACCTCGGGTACCCGGCAGGGCACCGCCAGCGGCACCTCGACGCGCAGCGGGCGGGGCTCCGGCGGCGAGCCCGCGCAACCGGCGAGGAACAGGCAAAGACACAGGAGAAGGCGGCTCATAGCCCCAGCTCCCGGTCGATCGCCGCACGCGCCGCCTGGCAGTCTTCCCCCGCGTCGCGCGCCTGCAGCAGGCGGACCGCCGCGGCATATTGCTCCGCGGCCTGCGCCCGGGCGTCGTCGAGGGCCTGCGTGGCCTCCTTCGCACGCACCTCGGCGCTCGTCCGCAGCGCCGACAGGGTACGCTGCTGCTCGTCCAGCAGCATCTGCAACTGGTCACTGGCGGTACGCGTGGCAGCCAGTTGGCGCTGCGCCTCGTCCAGTTGCGGGCGGTAATGGCGGGCGGTCACGCCGCCACCGAGCAACGCGCCCACCAGCAGCACCAGAGACAGCGCCAGCAGGCGCAGGCCAAGCCGGCTCACGAGAGCACCGCGCGGGCCCGCCGCCACAACGCCAGGCGCTCCGCCTGGCCATTCAGGCCGCCATTGATACGCCGGGTGATGGCGGCGAATTCGCCACGCTCGGCCAGCTCGTTGAGGCCATGGCCGGCCCACCACCAGGCGGCGCTGCGAGCTGCCGGCCCGGGCTGTTCGAGGCGCCAGGGCTCGGTTTCCAGCGGCTCGCCGAGGGCCTCGCCGACCACCCGGTAGTTGGCGCGCCCGGTGATCTGCAGCAGGCCGCGGCCACGGAAGCGCCAGCCGTCGCCGGAGGCTTCGTCGCCATTGCCGTTGCGCGCGGCGTAGGCGTTGTCGGCGATCGCCTGCGGGTTGCGCGCCAGGCGCAGCGCCAGGGCGTTGGGCTGGCCATCGGCGCTGCGATAACGGCCCGGCCAGGTCGCCGCCAGGCCCCGCGCGCTGTAGTTGAGGTTTTCCACCAGGCGGGTCAGCTGGGCGCTCTCGTGGCCGACCTGGGCGATGAAGGCGGCGCCCCGCGCCGGGGTGTCGATCTGCGCCTCGGCCATGGCCGCCTGCAGTGCCGGAACGAAAACGCCCGCGACGAGGCGGGCGTTGGGAAGAATGCGCAGCAGCTGCTGCTCGGTCAGTTTCATAGGCTCTCCTGCCGCTCGATGGTTTCAGCCGTCACCCTTGCCGCCGCGCCCGCCGTTGCATTGCACGGTAATGGTCCAGCCGCCGGCGTCGTAGGTGTGCTCCACCGAGTCGACGAGGAACTCGCCGTCGATCCCGGCCTTGAAGCCCTGCAGCACGATGCGCCGCTCGGCGTACAGATCGGCGCGCCCCGGCAGTTCCAGACGCACGCCGGCACTGGAGCGGTTGAAGCCCGCCAGGCGCGCCCTGGCCGCCTGCTCGGCCTCGCCGCGGCTGGCGTAGAGATGACGCTCGACGTGTTCTCCCCTGGCCGTGGCCGGTGCCTTGGGGTTCTTCAGTTCGACGCTCTGCACCTCACCGCTGCCGGGCACCTGGTAGCGAGTCTTCACCGTCTTCATCAGGCTGCGGTCGTCATAGGTGACGTCGAAGCTGCCGACATCGCTCCGGCCCAGCACCAGCGGCTCGATCAGCCGCCCCGTGGCGCTCTGTCCGCTCTCTCGCGGCAGCACCAGCAGCATGCCCTCGGCCAGCTTGGCGGTGCAGTCGTATTGCCGCGCCAGGCGGGTGACGAAGTGGTAGTCGGACTCGTTGATCTGGTCGACCCGGGAGATCGCCACCTGCAGCGGGCACTCCACCCGCCAGCCATTGCGCGCGCCGACATCGCGACAGACCTGCGCCAGGCTGGTGTTCTCCCAGCCGCCGCTGCGCGTGCTCTTGCCGCTGCCGCGCATGTCGCCGGCCTTGGCGGTGATGTTCAGGGTATCCGGCGGGCCGGACCACCGCAGGGTATCCACGGTGTAGCGGCCCATGCGCATCAGCGCTTCGCCGGCGTACCCCAGGTAGACCTCCAGCACCGCGCCGCGCCGAGGCAACGCCACCAGGCCGTCGCGGTCGTCGATCCTCAGGGTCAGGGTGTCTGACTCCATGCCAGGCTTGTCCAGCAAGGTCAGCCTGAGCAGGCGGTCATTCAGCCGCGCGGTGATATCGGTGCCGTCGGCGACGATACGAAAACTCGGTTGCACCTGGTCTCTCCGGAAAAGAAAAACCCCGCCCGGGCGGGGTTGCGGAAGGCCGTCCGGTCAGTCCCACAGGCGTACCTGCGCGGAGTTGACCAGCGGCATGTCGGGGAAGCGGATCAGCAGGCCGGCGCGCAGCGGCTGGACCTCGTCGGCCAGGCCGGGGTTGGCCTCGAGGGTCGCCTCGACGCAACCCGGCAGGTGCCCGTATACGTGGTAGCAGAGGCTGTCCAGCAGGTCGCCGTCAGCGGTTCGGCAGATCGTCGCCATAGCGCTTGAACTCCAGGTCGAAGGTTTGCTTGCGGGGAGCGCCATTGCCCAGCAGGGCGCTCTGGCTCTCGCTGATCCGCACCAGGCACCAGAGGCCCATCCGGACCTCGCCGTAGCCGCTGCTGAGGACCAGCGGTTCACGCCGCTCCGCCAGCTTGCGCAGTGCCTCGAGCTGCTCCAGGCCGACGACCTTCTGCTCGCCCACCTGCCGGCGCAGCGGGAACACCGCCCCCTTGAGCAGGATGTTCTCCTCGCCCAGGCCGACGCTCTGCAACGCCGGCCGCCGCCCGAGGCGCGCCTGCGCGCTCCAGTTGTAGGCGCTGGTGCGCTGCAACGTATCGAAAGCCGCGGTATCCAGGTTGAAGTAGAACGGCTGGCCATTGGCGGTCAGCGGCTGCAGAACCAGCAGGTGCGGCAGGGGTGCGACGCTCTCGCTCGGCGGGGTCGCGGTCGGGGCCAGGAGCCACGACGGCAGCACCCCGGCCAGGGTCGGACTGACGGCACCGGCGACCTTGCCGACCGCCTGGGTCGCCCTGTTCACCTGTACCTTCAGCGCGTCCAGACGCTCATCGACGCCCAGCAGCGTCCGGCTCGCCCGGTTGTAGGTGGAAACCACCCGGTTGACCTTGCCCTGCGCCTGGCCGATGCCGCGCATGGCGCGCTGTAGCCTGGCGGCCATCTCCGGCGACACGCCGGGCAGGTTCTCCAGTTCCGTGGCGGCGCCACGTATTTCGCTGATCGCGCCATTCACCGGGGCGACCACCTTGTCCAGATTCTTGCGTCCGGACTCGCCGGCCCGGCCCAGGTGCTTCAGGCCGGCCTGCAATTGTTCCAGGTATGCCATGGGGACTCCTTACACCACCATCGCCGGGTCGTAGAGGCTGCGTCGCTGCTGTTCGCCGGCGAAGTCGACGAGCATTCGTTGCAGGTAGGGCAGCAGTTCCTCGGCCAGGCGACGCGGTTCGTGCACGTTGCCTTGCACCGTCAGGTTGATCTGCGGGGCGAAGGTCCAGTTGGGTATCGGCGCGGCAGGCGCTGGCTGCGTCGCGACAGCGGCCTGGGCTTCGTTGCCCGTCCCGGCCTTGTCGAGCGGCGACGCCGGCGGCTCGCCAGCCAGGCTGTGCCCCAGGCTAGCGCCCAGTGCGCCGCCCCCCCAGGCTCCGATGGCGCCGCCAACCAGACCACCGATCAGGGTACCCACCACCGGCACCACCGAGCCAATGCTCGCGCCCAGCGCGGCACCAGCCAGGGAGCCGGCCAGGGAGCCGCCGGTTTCGCTGTAGGCGACGGTTTTCTCGCTGGCGGACATATCGCTGGAATAGATATCCGCTACATCGAGCAGCGACGACGCCACCTGCAACGGCGCGTTGCGGACCGGCAGGCGCGACAAACGCCCCAGCGAGGAGTACCCACTCCGCTCGGCGGCGAAGCCGAAGGAAGGAGTGGAGCGGGCCTTGATTCCGCCGCCCTTGCCTTTCCTTTGGCGAAGCGCCTGCCCTTGCTTCCGCGACGTCTGTCTTTTACCTGCGGAATCTGGCTGCTTCGGCTGGACGCCAGCCATGCTCGACAGCGGCCAGTTGGTCACGAACACCCGCTGCGCCTCGCTACCGCCCACATTACCGGCGGCCCGACCGAGAAGGTCGCCGACGCCTCCCGCTGCGTGGCGTCCGAGCCGACCGCCGCGCAGCACATCGATGGCCCCGCGCCCGCCCTTGTAGAGCAGGTAACCGGACAACGCCGCGCCCGCGCCGGCGGTAAGGCCGGCCGCTTCCTGTGGATGCGCCTCGAGCAGCCCGGCAGTTGAATCTCCGAGTCTCGCACTCCACCTGGCCACGCTGTCGAGATACGGATTCAGGGCGCTGCCCAATGCAGTCTGCGCCCTCCCCCAACTCTCGTCGGAGGACTTCCACAACTCCTCCGACGAGTCCTTGCGACGCTCTGCATCCCGCTCCGAAGAGCCGGAGGAAGATGCCTGGTTCTCGAGCAGTGCCTGGAATTCACCACGCGACGCACGATAGGCTTCGAGTGCCGGAGAAGCCGAGCCGGCGCGGAGCTCGCCACCCCGGTCCCGATAACGCGCAGCCAGCTCCAGGCTGGCCTCCAGCGAGCTCGCCCCATCCTTTCGCAGAGCTTCCAGCTCCTGCTCGTAGTCCTTGCCATAGGCGCGCTCCAGGCTGCCGCTACGGACGAACTCCAGCCATGCCTTGGCCCGGGCGTCCGCCTGGTCCGGCGTGGCGCTCTTGGCCTGGATTTCCAGCAAGGCACCCAGGGCGCCGATATCGCCGGACTCGACCTTCCCCGCTGGCGCCAAAGCCGGCAACAGCGCCGGAAGACGCTGCGCCAGCGCTTCGCTGCCGATCCGCCCCTTGCCCAGGGTGACCAGGCGATCGAGGGCCGCTGACAGTTGCTCCGGGCTGTCCGAGCCCTGGGCCAGCTGCAAGGCGCGAACCAGGCCCGCCGTTACCGCCGGTGCGATCTTCTGCCCGAAACCGAAGCGACCGGCCAGCCCCAGATTCTGCTGCGCAGCAGCGAAACCCATGCCGGTCGCGTTCAGGTCTTCCAGCAGGTTCAGCGCCGCCACGCGCCCCAGACCGGTTTTACCTGCGCTCTCCTGCACCCGGCTGGCGAGCTTCTTCTCCTGGATGTCATCCAGGCCATTGCGGATCGCCAGATCGCGCAGCCGCGCCTGATAGCCGGCAGCCGCCTTGCTCGCGGCCACGACCACCCCGGAAAACGCCGTAGCCAGCGGCAGGGCCCAATTGGCCTGCTCCAGTCGTTGCAGGCCACGCACCTGCATGTCCAGGCCACGCTGCATATCGTCCAGTTGGGCGTAGGCGGCGCTCGCTTCCCTGGCTTCGATGCCGAGCCGCTTCAATTGCGCCTGGCGCTCGCGAAGCTGCCGGTCATGCTCTGCCACGCCTCGGTCGCCAACCTTGCGCATATCGACCAGTTCTTTTTCCAGGCGTATGGCGTCGCCCAGGACATCCCTCAGGCTGGCCGCCTGGCGGGAACGTTCCTGGAGGCTGTCGACCCGCGCCTTTACGGTATCGAAGGCTTTGCCCAGGGACGGATCAACGATGCCACCGATGGAAACCACCAGGTCAATGTCTTTACTCATGACGATTCGTCTCGTCTGTCTGTCGATGCCCGCTTGCGTGGGCCTCGTGAAGAAGCGCTGATGCCGCTCGCCAGGGCAGGCGGCGCCAGCGACTCAGTCCTCGCCCTCGGCGAGCCACCAGAGCAGGTCGCCCAGGGTCATGCGCTCCAGCTCGCTGGCCTGGAAGCCCAGCTCAGTGGCCAGCCGCCTCGCCAGCTGGCGCATACGCGAAGGCGTCATCCGGGTCTTCCTGCACCAGGCGAAAGTAGGCGCCCTGCAGCCGCTGGTAGTCGCTCAGCTTCAGCCCCTCCAGGTCCTGGCGGCTGACCTGCGCCAGCGATGCGAACAACTGCAGTTCGCGTTCCTCGGCGTCGTCGCCGGCCACCTTGCCGGCCAGGCGGATGTCACGCACGGTGGGTGCACGCAGGGTCAGCGTGTCGACGCTGACCCCGTTGCACTGAGCCGGACGCGAGAGACGAACGATGGCGGCATCGGCATCCAGCGTCAGCCAACCCGGCTGTCGATTCTCTTGGGTCATGTCCGGAGCTCCTCTTACAGGCCGAGGTCGTTGCGCATGCCGGCCAACTGGTCGACGCCATTGATCGCGCGGACGCCATTGACCGGATCGATCTCGTAGACCTCGCGACCATCGATTTCCAGCTTGTAGTAGCTGACCGCGATGGCGTACTTGAACTCGGCCTTCTCGCCGGCCTTCCAGTCGCCCGGATCGACTTCCTTGAGCAGGCCGCGCAAGGTGGCCACGACCGGCACGCTGGCGCCCTTCTGGCCCTTGAAGGAGCCGCGGAATACGCCGTTGAAGGCGCTCTGGTCGGCCAGGCCGAAGAAGTTCAGGGCCTCCCGGCGGGCGCCGTTGGTGGAGAACTTAGCCTCCAGCGCCTCCAGCCCCATGTCGATGGAGACCGGCGCGTCCATGCCACCGGCACGGTACTGTTCGGTCTTCACGGTCAGCTTGGGCAGGGTCAGCGACGGCACGTCACCGGCGAAGCTCACGCCGTCGACGAACAGGTTGGTATTGGTCAGGGTTTGCGGAATCATCACGGGCGCTCCTTAGGCGACGTCCAGAACTTCGGTGAGCCACTGATCGGTCACCTCGACACGGAAATTGGGGTTCTCGGCAGGCGGCACATCGGTGAAGCGGATGTTCCAGTACACCTTGCCCTGGGCCAGCTGGCTGGCAGTGTTCAGGTCCGGGTCGGCGTAGACCTCGAAGTTGATCAGCGCCCCCTGGTTCTTCAGGTCGCGCATGAAAGCGCGCAGGCCTTCGGTGACGTCCTTCACGTAGGTCCTGGTGATGCCGCGGTCGACCGCCCACTTGTGCCCGGCGAGGATCGCGTCCATCACCAGGTCCATGGTCCGCACGCGGGTGACGAAGGCCCACTTGCTGTCGCTGGACAACGTGCGGTTGCCCCACAGACGGTAGCCGTCATCGCGGATGATGGTGGCGATGTTGGCGTTGTTCAGCAGGTTGGCGCGGCAGCTCTCGTCGCCGTCGAGGAATTCCACCGGGCGGGCGGTGCCGGTGATGCCCTTGATTTCCTTGTTCGACGGCGAGGACCAGAAGCCGTACTCGGCGTCGGTCCAGGCGAACAGGCCGGCGGCATAGGCCGAGGCGGAGGCGTTGCGCGCGGCGTTGGCCGCGGTGTCCCAGACCTGCACGCCCGGGTCGACCATGAACAGGCGCTTGCTGCCGAAGTTCTTGGCATAGGCGGTAGCCGCTTCATCGGTGCTGTTCGGGCCGTCGATGATAGCGATGGCGCGCAGCTTCCCGGCCAGGACGTCCATGGCGGTGGCTACCGCCTGCTGGGCGGAGTGCCTGGGCGCGATCAGCAGGCGCGGTTGGGCGTTGAAGCGACTCTTGCCATCGAGCAGGGCCTGCAGGCCGGTGCGCTCGCCGGTCGCACTGACCCCGCCGATGATCGCGCTGGCCTGCGCCTCGGGCGTCTCGGCGGCCTCGACGCCGACCGCGACGATCACCGTCTGCGCATGGTTGTAGATGGCCTCGCAGGCCAGGTACATCGGCGAACCGATGCCGAAGGCCGCGGCAGCCTCCTTCTTGCTGGTGAGCAACACCGGCAGGTTGGGCTTGGCGCTGGCCTGAGCCCCCGGCGTGAACACATCGCACAGGCCGATGACGGAGCTGGCCGGCAGCGCGATGGTACGCGCACCGATATCGACGTTGGTCACCGTAACGCCGTGGAAGAAACTCATAGGTAGATCTCCATTAATGAAAAACCCCGCACGGGGGCGGGGTTCAGGGGGTGATGAGCGGTTCGAGCCATTGCGGCGGCTCGGGTCTTGCACGCAACGCGGGGAACGCCGCGGATGCCGGCCAGTCGCGAAGGCTGGCGCGGTACAACGTGAGTTCGCGCAGTCGTTCCTGATCCAGGGTCGTAGCCTTGCCCAGGTCGAGTTCATCCCGGTGGCGGGCGATAGGGCCGTCGGTTAGCGCCAACTGGCGATCGCGCCAGATGCGCTCACGCTGAGCCAGGACCTCTTCGGCCGGGGCCGGTGGGTCGATGCAGAGCGGCCGGCCGGCGTCGTCGGCGACAATCTGCTTGCCCTCGCCCTGGGCTGCCAGCAACGCCAGGTATTCAGTTTCCTCGAGGGGATGCATCCGGCCATCCACAGGCATGCGATCACCGTGGACGTCCTTCGAATAGAAGCCACCGGTGGCGGCATGGAAAAAAATCATGGTTCACCTCAACAGCCGATGGCCACAAGCCTGATCGCATAGTTCTGGACCGCGCCGAAATACTCGGTGGCGACGATCACGCACCCCGTGGTACTGACACTGACATCCGCGAGGGTGACGGTCGATGCCGACGTCGCCGGCCGCCCCAGTTCCTTGACGCTCGGCACCACATGCAGACAGGTAGTGGGAAACGCGATCGGGAAGGTCAGCGAACGGTTGACGATTCCACCCGGATGGTCGCCAACGTTCACCGTCATCCACTGCACGATGAGTCCGGTGTCGTTGTCTTTCCACCAGCCATTCAGTGACCGGTTCGCCGTGGCGGGAACCCCGGCCCCGATATTGTTGCGCGCTCCCGCCGCCGTATTCGAACCAAGGCCTCCGCGCGCCAGGGGCAGGATGCCCGAAGTGATCTGCGCGGCATCGTGGTTGTGACCGGTGGGCGGGAAGGTCGCCGGTTTTCCCGCCAGGGCAGCCCAGGTAAAGCCACTTTTCAGCAGGTAGTCGTTCGGATTGAAATCCGCCCCGTGCCATACACGCCGCCATGGATACCAGGTGTTGGCATAGCGGCAACGAAAGTAGAACCCTTCGCCGTCGTATACCTGGTATGTCTGGTAGATAAAGCTCGCGCTGGCGCTGTGCACCTGGAGCAGGCCGGCCCGTGGGACCGGGTAGTTCGCCCCGCTTTCCGCCTGTGCGTTGGCCGTCTGATACCACCACCCCGAAGTGATCAGCGAGTTGAGGTTGACCGCACCACCCAAGACTCCGTCCGCCTCCTTGGCAAAGGAGCCACCGATGTCGCAGCGCTTCCAGGGCAGCCAGTCCCGGGCGCTGGGATTGGCCGAGTAGGAAACCCGGACGTACATCTCCGACGTGGCGTTGTAGCTCGTCGCTATCTGCGAGGCATTGCCGTTCTGGTCGGGGTAGAACATCGACTGGATGTAGAAGTAGCGCCCCGCGACAGGTCCGTTCGCATGATTGGTCAACATCAGCGGAATGCTCGCGGTATTCGGATCGCTGCCGGTCGATGCCCCGGTTGCCAGTCCGCGCGCGAACACCGGCAAACGCTGTTCGGCCAGCACGCCACTGGTCAGCTTCGACGCATCCAGGGCTGGAATGTCCCCGGCCACCAGGGTCGAGCCGGCCGTCACCCGCCCCTTGGCATCGACTGTTACCTTCGGATAGGTGCCCGCCGCCACACCGGTGCTGGACAGGCTGAGCGGCGCCGCTACGCTGGCGCTGCCGTCGAAGGATACCGACCAACTCGCGTCGCCACTGGCCGCCAGACTTCGCGGCGCAGCCAGCCTGCTGGCCGACACGGCGTTGCCATCCACACGCAGCGCATCGGTGATGCCATAGCCCGCCAGGGTGCTGGCCCGGTTCGCCTTCTGCGCCAGCTTCCCGTCGGTATCGGCCTTGGTATAGGCATCGCCGATCGCATAGCCGGCCAGGGTGGTCGGATTGCTGCCCTGGGTCACCACGCCATTGGCATTCACCGTCACCGAGCGATAGATGCCCGCCGTCACGCCGGAAGGCGCCAGGGCGATGCTACGATCGGCGGACAGATCGCCGCCGCCAACCAGGCCGTTGCCGGCAAGCACCTTGCGCCCCTTGAAGTCGGCGGCGACCTTTTCCTTCACCCAGTCCTGGGTGGCATAGACGATGCCGTTGTCGATCAGCAACTGGATGTTCTCCAGTCCGGAAAGCGAGATGTTCACCCGGATCGTCTGGGTCCGCGCGCTACCGCTTTCCACCGCGGCCTTGTAGCTGGGCGGGCAGTTGGACACCGCGACGAACTTGCCATCCGCATCCTGCAGGCCGATCTCGCGGATCCAGAAGCCGCCCACTTCGACTGGCAGAACCACTTCGGCAATCAGGGTATTGGCGTTCTTGTCGGAAACGAACAGGCGATTGAGCTGTGCTCGATAGCGCTGGTTGATCAGGCTATTCTGCGACGCCGAAGGAACCGGGTCCGGGACATCGCCCGGCGCCCCGCCGGCATCGCCGATGAGCATGTGAGTCGGCTGCCACTTCTTGCCCGCCGCACTGGCCGCGGCCAGCGCCGCGGCGCCTATGTCGGTGAGCAGGCCACCGTATTTCGGAGTGTTGGTCGTCATGTCACTGTTTCCAGGGGAAGATTTCCAGAGTGTCGCCATCGGTCACGGCCAAGCCGTGACGGGCGCGGATTTCCGGGGTTATGCGCAGGTCCAGACGGGTCAGGTGGCGACTGACCGGACGGACGTCGTCGAGCAGGCGTTCCAGCTCCAGCGCGGTGCCCTCGTCGATGCCGCGATCGCTGACGTCCACAGTGATCTCGAAGGTTCCCGGCGCACCGGGCGGGGAGCGTTGCCACCATTCGCTGACCTCGGTCAGCGCACCGATCGGCTCGACCACCTGGCGCAGAGCGGCCAGCGTGCCTTTGCGCTGGTGCAGGACGAAGGATGCCGCCACCGCGTTGCGTTTGGCCTCATCGCTCCAGTCGGGGTCCCAGCGGTCCACCGAGCGTGCCCAGGCCAGGTACGGCAGCAGGGGCGCGTCACAGCGAGCGGGGTCGAACAGTTCGCGCAGCGGCACCGGCAACCTGGCAGGCAGGACATCACCCAGGACACGTTCCAGAGGAGTCCTGTTCGGCGGCAGCAGACGACTACTCATCGACGCCTCCCAGGGTGATCGCGTAGCCCGTGCAGTAGGCCGCCTGGGTTTCGTCGAGGACGACATCGGTCGCCGGCGCCTGAAGTTCGACGCGCTGCACGCCCTCGACATGCAGGGTGGCGAACAGCGCCGAGCGTCGGATATCGCGGCCAAGGCGGCGCTGCGCGGAAATGTATTCGCGTAGCGAGGCCTCGGCGGCGGCCTTGATCAGCTCGGCCTCGGGGCCGGGAAACAGATAGAGCTGCGCCTTGACCTGGTAAGGGACAATGCTCGCCGAGCGCACCGTGACCCGGTCCGCGACCGGCCGTACATCTTCGGCATTCAGCGCCGAACGCACCGCCTGCAACAGCGCCTCCGGCGCCTGTCCATCACCCTCCACGCCGAGCACGCTGATCAGCACCTCGCTGGGCGCCGGGCTGGTCGCCGAAGCATCCGCCACCCGTCCGTCCGCGCCGAGCGCATGGGCGACGTATGCGTTGCGCGGGCCCGCCACCGACAGTTGTTCGAATGCCAGCTGAATGCGGTTGCGCAACGACTTGTCGCTCTCGTACTGGGCCTCCAGCGGAGGCACCGCCTCGGGCTGGGCCGGTCTGATCAGCAGGCGCTGGACATTGAAGCCGGCGCCAATCTGGTCGAGATCCGCTCCGCTGGCATAGGCCAGCATCACCGCCCGCGCCGCGTCGTTGATCCGCGCTCGCAGCAACAGTTCGCGATAGGCCGCCAGTTGCAGGAGCTTCAGTACCGGATCGGACTCCAGCTCCGCCGTCCACTCGCCGGCCATGGCTGCGCGGAAGTCGCCGAGCAACTCCTGGTAGATCGCCTCGAAATCGAGGCTCTCGATGACCTCGGGTTCCGGCAGTTGGGAAAGATCGATGATCACGCCGATATCTCCATGTTGATGTCTTCTCCTTCGAAGACGCCGCTCAGGAGCAGCCCCACGCGCCCCTCGACGACCGCCACGACCCGCACGGAGGACAGGGCGATGCGCGGCTCCCAGCGCCCCAGTGCGCGGGCCACCTCGGCCTGCACCGCGCTTTTCCAGCCTTCGCTCAGCGGCAGGTCGACCATCCGCCGCAGCTTGCTGCCGTACTCGGGGCGCATGCGCCGGCTGCCCAGGGGCGTGGTCAGGATGTCCTCGATGGACTGTTTCAGATGGGCCAGGCCGGACAAAGGCTGGCCGCTGCGGCGATCCATCCCGATCATCGCCCCGCCCTCCCGTTCCGGCCGTGCTGCGCCGTGCCTTGCCTGGCGCGGCGGTGGATGTTGCCCATGGCGAACTCCGCAAATGAAAAGGCCCGCTCGCGCGGGCCGGATTGAAAGGACGGCGGTGCGCCCGGAAGCGCCCCGCCCCGTGCTCAGTGGGTGTGGTGGTTGCTGTTGCCGGAGGTGTCGACGATCGAGCCGCCACCGAGGATGTCGCCGCTGACCGTCAGCGGCCCGGCGATCTCCACCGCTCCCTGGAGGCTGATCTTCGCCGCCTCGACGCGAACCTCGGCATCGCTGACCAGCACCCGGCTGGCACCGGCCTTCACCTCGACCGTGCCGCTGGGCACCTCGATGCGGTAGCGGTGTGCGGACCAGTCGTAGCTCAGCGAGGCGCCATCGTCGAACCGCCAGGTCTCGCGACTGGCGCTGCTGTCCGGCGCCGCGCCGGCATCGCCGTACAGGCCGGGAATGAAGGTCCCCATCGCCACTGCCCCCGACGGGCTGAGCAGCACGCCCTGCTCGCCGAGGCTCGGCGCTCGCCAGTGGCGCGCCTGGCCGGCGGCCTGGGCGTGCCAGCGCAGCCAGCCACTGGTCCAGTCGCCGCAACGCACCCGCACGCGGGCCGCCGCCAGGTCCACGGCAACCACCACGCAGGGCAGTATCATCGCCGCGAGCATGCGATCGTGTTCCGCGCTGACATAGCTCATGGCAAGTCCTCCGGCGCGAAGTAATCCGCTTCGTGGCCGGGACCGGTCCACGGATCCAGGCCCAGCAGCAGGCTGCCAGGCGGCTGATCTTCCCAGGCCCACTCCGGCTCGCCGAGACGCAGCGCCTGGGTCCACTCCACCAACCAGGCGCGCAGGCCCTTCAGTTCCTCGCGGCTGCTATCGACGGTAGCGCGCACCAAGCGCGCCGGCTCCAGCGCCAGTCCCCAGGTCTGGCCCCGCAGTACCCGGACGATCTCGCCGGCGAGCGCCACGGCTTGCCGGTCGGCGTCCAGCGGCACCAGTACCCGAGCCTGCAGGCGGCACGAGAGCGCGCTCTCGCCGGTGCCGGGGTCACGCTCGGGCAACAGTTCGGCCACTTCCAGGGCCACCGCCGGGGTGCGCTCGGGCACGCCCGGCCAGAAGCCGATCAGCGTGACTTCCGGCAGGCGCTCGCGCAGGACCTGCTCGATGGCCACGTACAGCGCCTCGAGCGTTACAGCCTGTTCAGACATGGTTGACTCCTTCGATCGGGTTCAATGCGGGCCGCGTTCGCGCGGCTCGTCTTCCGGCAGTTCGCATACGCCCAGGCGCCGCGCGGCCCAGCGCTCGTAGAGGCCGACGGCGATTTCCGCGCCGGCCGCCGCGGTGAGGCTGCCCAACGCCGCGGCGAACAGCAGCGCGGCGCCGCAGGCCAGCGCCAGCAGCATCACCGCCACGCCACAGACGATCGATGCGCCGGAGCGCAGCGCCAGGCGCCGGAGCAAGGCCCAGCCGCCGAGGCCGGCCTTGTCGGCACGCCACATCTCGCCGCTGACGCCGCCTAGCGCGGCGAGCAGGATCAGCACCCAGAGCGGCATCTCCGTCAGTGTCTGCGGTTCGTTGCCCATGGGTCCCTCCTTGGCAGGCTGCGCCGGAAACCTCCGCACGAACGTTTTCCCGGGCAATAAAAAACCCGGCGCCAGGGCCGGGTTCCGATGTTTCGCGAGTGCTGTCCCTGGGGACGCACCTTTACAAGAATGACTACTTTTTACCGCCCGTTTCCCAGCCCGGCAATGCCTTCTCGACAATCCACTGCAATAGGAGGGAGACGCACCACGATATGAGGGTGATATACCGTCCTGGGAGCATTCGCCAGGCATCCGGGCAAGCGTCTACCAACTTCCGATAGGGAAAAGCCCGGCATCGACTGACGAAAATGCTGGCTCCGCCGGCCGGACTTCGCATCTGCCGTGCAAGGAGCGCTGCCGTGCGTTGGTTTCGCCGCCTCCGCGGGCGACAGGCATAAAAAAACCGGCCCGAAGGCCGGTTGGAAAACACCAGGGGACAGGTGTGGAGGAAAGCGCTCAGGCCGCCCGCCGCAGCAGGCCGTCCTGGATGCCCTGGTGGGCCACGTGCAGGCGCAAATAGAAGGTGTTGCGGCTGCAACCGCAGTGACGGTACTTCTGCTCAGGGAAGCTGTCGCGATTGAGGTAGTGCTCCACCACCACGGTCTTCAGTTCCTCGGGCAGGCGATTGACCAGGCGATCGACCTCCGCCACGCGGTCGAGGATCACCCGGCTGCCACGATGGCCCCGTACCACCTCGCCCTTGCTGGCGATCAGCATGGCGATCAGGTTGCCGCCGGCGTAACCGCCGCCGTTGCTGCCCGGCGTGTGCATTTCCTCGGCCCAGAGCTTGAGCATTTCATCGATGGCTTTGATCACGGTCGTGTCTCCTTTCACTGCCCGCAGGGGCCGGCATGGTGTGGTTCAGCGGCGCTCGTGGCGTGCCTGGCAATCGATGCAACGGTTGCAGCCCGGCACCGCCTGGCGGCGCGCCTGGGGTATGGGCTCGCCACAGTCCTGGCACTCCTCGGCGGACTCGCGGATTACCAGCGCAGGGCGCGCCGCCAGGAGGCCGTCGAGACGAGCCAGGACCAGTTCATTGGCGCGGTCGGCGAGATCAGCCATGGAAAGCCTCCCTGGCGGGCCCGACGCCGGGCGGCTGGACGGATGGAACATGGCGGATGGACGACTCCGCTTCGGCGGACTGCGCTCCCCCGCCTGGAAATGGCGCGTGCGTATCTCGCGACATGGCAATGACTCCCTGTACGACGCCGCCGTACCTGAAGCAGGCCGGCGACAGAATGAATGAGCGGGACGGAGCGTCTGCATGGAAGGCGCTCCGGCCCTCCAGGTGCCGGAGCGCTTTCCCGTGGCCCCGGCACCCAAGCAGTCGGCGCCAACATCGTCGGCCGCCGACAACCGGGTGCATCCCTGCACCCAATGTGAAATCCCTGAAAGCGGGTAGGGAGTTGTGAAACTCACCTCTTCCGCTTTCTGACGGAAGAGAAATTACAACCAAAGCTATTTATGGTCAACACCTAGGCTCTTTACAGAAAAGGCACTGGCCTGTAGATTGCCGAGCATGGACAAGAGCACCCAGATCCCGCCCGACAGCTTCGCCGCCCGCCTCAAGCAGGCCATGGCGATGCGCAACCTCAAGCAGGAGACCCTCGCCGAAGCGGCCGGGGTTTCGCAGAACACCATCCACAAGCTGACCTCCGGCAAGGCCCAGAGCACCCGCAAGCTGATCGAGATCGCCGCGGCCCTGGGCGTCTCGCCGGTCTGGCTGCAGACCGGTGAAGGCGCGCCCGCCGCGCGCAGCACCGTGCCAGTGGCGGATGGCAGTCCGCTGGTGCTGGAACCGCTGCATCCGTGGGACAGCGAGACCCCCCTGGACGAGGACGAGGTGGAACTGCCGCTGTACAAGGAGGTGGAAATGTCCGCCGGCGCCGGCCGCACCGCGGTCCGCGAGATAGAGGGGCGCAAGCTGCGCTTTTCGTATGCCACGCTGCGCGCCTCCGGTGTCGATCCGTCGGCGGCGATCTGCGCCCAGCTGACCGGCAACAGCATGGAGCCGCTGATCATGGATGGCTCCACCATCGGCGTGGACACCGCCACCACCCACATCACCGACGGCGAGATCTATGCCCTCGAGCACGACGGCATGCTGCGGGTGAAATTCGTCTATCGCCTGCCCGGCGGCGGCATCCGCCTGCGCAGCTTCAATCGCGAAGAATATCCCGACGAGGAGTACTCGCCCGAAGATATGCGCAGCCGGCAGATCAGTATGATCGGCTGGGTCTTCTGGTGGTCCACCGTACGCCATCGGCGCGGCCCGTCCCTGGTCAGGTGAACGCGCCGCGCCCGGCCCGTTACAACTTATGCTATTGAATCAGAAAACAACCTGGGCTATATTCTCTCCATCGACGCATAGCCGCGCAGGAGGGAATACCGTGCAGCCATCCATCGCCCCCATCACCCATGTACCGCGCCAGGAAACCGTGGAGCTGGTCTACCGCATCTTCGGCGACGTCCTGGTGCCACTGGAGCAGGTCCGCGAACGCTGGTTCCGCAACCTGAACAAGGAAAACTTCAGCAAGGCCCTGGCCTGCGGGCGTATCGCCCTGCCGGTGACGACCCTGGACGATAGCCACAAGGCCATGCAGTTCGTCGCCCTCGATCACCTGGCCGCCTATGTCGACCAGCGCGCAAGCCAGGCCGGGAGCGCTCGCCGAGCGCAGCCAGGCACGGACAGCGTCGCATCCTGA